AAAATTAAAAAGAATAAGTAAATAAGTAGGTTTAAAAGAGTTGAGTAAGTGCACGATAATATAAGGTTATAGTGCATAAAAAAAAAGAGGTGTTGAATAGTGGAAAAACAAGCGATTGAAATGCCTAATAAAACATGTGATGGATGTTTGTTCAGCATAAAATTAGAAAGAGAAGCACTTGAATTAGCATGCCAGGATTTATTAGACATTGTTAAATATACGAATAAGACAAAAGATGATTTAGTTCATTATTATGTGAACAAGGCAGTAGAAAAGAGGGAAAAAAGGATGAGATGTAAACTTACTATTAAATGCCAGGGTTTAAACAAGAATGTTATTTCTGATAAGTACACACTGGAAGAGTTGTTGGAGTTGTATGAATCTGAAAAAGAAATTGATTTCAAATTAATCGATGGCAGTGTGATTCATGGATATTTAATCGGATTCGTACAAGATAGATCACAAGTTATGTAGAAATGGAGCTGGAAAAAGTCTTGACAAAACTTCCAGCTTCTTTTGTTACAATAAATAAGAAAGGAAAGATTATTTTTTGCATACCAATGAAAATCCGGCCAAATAATCTTTTTCTTTCGAAGCAGAGATTGTGTATATTTCCACTCAACAAAATATCTACGGCCGGATTTTATATGGCAGGATGGAGTAATGGTAACTCGAGCGTTCCCTTAGCGCTTATTGGTGGTTCGATTCCACCTCCTGCGCCCAATTTATGAGGTTATAAGATGACAAAAGAAAAAGCAAAATACATATTGAGAGAGATTAAAAGTATTAAAAGATATTCAATGATCATTGCTGGTTTCGATGTGGATCTAAAAAGAATACACGATGAAATCGAAACACTGCAGATGCCAACGTGTCCAAATGCAGACACTGGTCCTGCAGTTCAAACGCATAAAGATAAATATACTTTAGTAAATTCATTGTTGTCAGATGAGATTGACTATATGAATGAGCGAGAAGAGTTCATGAATCTAAAAGTTAAGGCAGAACATTACTATGTTAAGTTGAAGTTAGTCTGCGAGAGTTTGGATCTGATCTCATTTGCGGATGATTTCATTAGCGGAGTGAAGGAAAATGAATTAAAAGCCAAGTATGGATATGCGAATCCATATAAGAAGATGATTGATTTAATCATGAGGAGTGAGGATAGAAAACATGTCTAGCAATGATTATGATGTAATTGTTTGTAAAGTGTTGGTTTATCTTTATAAGAAGTACAAGCGTATTGATGTTCCAGAAGATTATTTAACTCCAATGACTAAAGACTTTCCGGTATGCCAGGAAATGTTCGATGAAACATTGGCCATGATGTTGGATGAAGGTTTGATCAAAGGATTTGAATATATTAAAGCCTGGGGAGGAGATGAAATTATTGTTTTAGAAAACAATATTAAGATCACTCCTACTGGTATTCATTACCTAAAAGACAATAGCATTATGCGTAAGATTGTTGAAAAAATACCGGAAGCTGCATCCATTGCCAGCTTATTTGTATAAAAAAAGTAAAAGAGTTAGAACTCTAACTCTGTCAAGTATGTTATTATGTATTTGCATAAAAATGCCAGGAGGAAAACTTCCTGGCTTTTCTTATACCCAGGAGGTGCATAGCTATGGCAAACAAACGATTAGATTCATATGGAGTTCATAGACTGATCCTGGAAAGAAACAAGAAGAAGATACTAGCAACGCAAGATGTATGTGGTATTTGTGGTAAGCCAGTTGATAAAAGATTAAAGTGGCCTGATCCAATGTGTGCAGTCATTGACCACATTATTCCAGTCAACAAAGGTGGACATCCAAGTGACTTGAATAACTTGCAGCTTGCACACATGTGCTGCAATCGAATTAAATCGGATAAGTTATTCGAAAAAAGAGATTTTAGTGGTAATGCAACTGTTTCAAATAGAACACTGCCACAGAGCATTAATTGGGTCGAATACCGTTCTAAAAAATAAAAAAGTCACATAGAGGGGGCTATATGGGCGGCAGGCGCTCGTTTTCGAAGTTCGGCTGTTACTACGCATATTTCTCTATGAACATCGATGAATGGCCGCAGAGCCTTTAAAATGGAGGTTTGAAGATGAATTACAAAGGTATAAATTTTTTGAAAAAACAACTTTTTTCCAAAAGAAATCGAGTGAGAATGAGATATAGATATTATGAAATGAAGAATGGAATTAAAGACTTCAAAATTGCGATTCCTAATGAATTTAAGTACGTGTCAGAAACACTTGGATGGTGTTCTAAAGCGGTCGATTCATTAGCGGATCGCATTTCTTTTAAAGAATTTGAAAACGATAATTTTAACATGAACAAAATCTTTGATATGAACAACAAAGATATTCTTACAGACAGCGCGATTCTTGGAGCATTGATCGCATCATGTAGTTTTATCTATATTTCGCAAGATGAAGACGGATATCCTAGGCTTCAGGTAATCGATGCATATGATGCGACAGGCATCATTGATCCAATCACTAACATGATGATAGAAGGATATGCAGTGTTGGAACGTGATGAGAAATATAATATTTTAACAGATGCTTATTTTACGTGTGAAGAAACAGTTGTGTTTGATTATATTGGCCATAGAGAAATACATGTTCCTAATCTAGCAAGATATTGTTTGTTGGTGCCAGTGATTCATAAGCCAGATGCAAAAAGACAGTTTGGCCATTCCAGAATCTCGAGAGCATGTATCGATCTTCAACAAGGAGCACTTAGAACATTGAGACGTTCAGAAGTAGCTGCAGAATTCTACTCATATCCGCAAAAATATATTCTAGGTACAGATTCAGATGCAGACCCGATGGATAAAATTCGAGCATCGATTTCGACTATGCTTCAAATCTCACGAAGTGAAGATGGAGGAGGGACACCAACAGTTGGTCAGTTTGCACAACAATCTATGTCACCACATATTGATCAGTTAAAATCATTCGCTTCTTTGTTTGCAGGAGAAACAGGATTAACACTGGATGATCTAGGATTTGTGACAGATAATCCATCGAGTGCAGAAGCAATTAAGGCAGCACATGAAAACTTGCGATTGGCCGCAAGAAAAGCACAAAAGAATTTCGCAACTAGTCTGATTAATGTTGGATATCTTGCAGCATCTGTCAGAGATGGATTTGAATACAAAAGAAATCAGATTTACGAAACAAAAGTTAAATATGAACCACTATTTGAACCAGATATGTCTACATTGTCTTTGATTGGTGATGGTGCTATTAAAATCAATCAGGCAGTTCCAGGTTACTTCAATAAAGACAACCTACAGGATCTTACTGGTATTGCATCAAGTAAATTAGATGTTCCAACAGTGCCGGATGATGAGGAATAAACATGGATGATATTTCAATTGAACTTCTTAAGGGAATTAAGAAGTCTTTTTCTTCCGGTGTTGAAGATTCTAAAACCATTAACGATTTATTGAAAAAGCTAGATGATAAAAAAGCGGATTACGAAGATGCGCAGAAATATGCGATTGAAGTTGGTGAGCTTCTTTCAAGGTCTTTTGAAGAAAATATTGATTCTGCAGCATTGCCAAATGGAAAGATGTACTACAACATTGCGAAAAAGGTTGTGGATCCAGAATTAAAAGAGGGATTTGAAAAAGTTTCAGATTATTCTACGAAGGTTCAAAAAATTTTAAATGAAGATGCAAAGATTGGTTTAAAAGTTCAAAGTCCCACTTTCAATCAAGCAAGATCCAATGGAATCATTAGAAGATTGGCAGATGCTGAATCTTATGATGATGTTTCCTGGATTTTAAAAGATCCAGTAGTGAATTTTAACCAAAGCGTTGTGGATGATACGATAAAAGTAAATGCAGAGGCACATTATAAAGTTGGAATGCATCCTAAAATCACTAGAAAAGTAGCTGGTAAGGCTTGTGATTGGTGTATGAATCTAGCTGGAACATATGAATATCCAGATGATGTTCCTGATGAAGTCTATCATAGGCATAGAGATTGTAGGTGTATAGTTACTTATAATCCAGGAAACGGAAAAACTGTGCAAGATGTGCATACAAAAAAGTGGATAAAGGACGAAAAAGAAATAGAATTAAGGAAGATAATGTCTGAAAAGCATCCTTCAAAACCTGAAGAGATTCGCCACATAGGCAATAACACAACAGTTAAAAATGTAACTAGCGAATACTATGGCTTATCATATCCAGGAAAAGGGAATATTATAAAATCTGACGGTTATAAAATAAGCAACCACAAAGATGAAATCAGGTTTGCAGAGTTTATTCATAAAAAATTTGGCGGAGAGATTGTACTTTTGAATGAAGGCAAAGAAGAGAATTCAAAAAATCCCGATTTTCTCTGGAATGACAAGATGTGGGAATTAAAAACTTTAAATAGTTCTAAAGCGGTTGATACCCAATTAAGAAAAGCTTTAAAACAAATTTATAAGAATCCAGGAGGAGTTTTTTTAGATACTAGAAATATCAAAAACTATAATGATGATGAATTTATTAAATCTATAAACGATAGAGTCACACGTTCTAAACTAGATTTGGTTGATATTATGTTGGTTAAACATGGTGATCACATAGAGGTTTTAAGGTATAAAAAAAAGAGGTAACCCCCCACCAGAAAGGGCGGAGGGCCACCTCTATTTATATTCTACGATTTAGTGGACAATTATGCAAGGAGGAAATATGGCTAGAGATGATTATTATGTAATTGTGTATCAGATATTGTCTTATTTATATAGAAGTTTAAAAGAAGGCACTGAAGTAGATCATAAAATGTTAACTTTTGATGGGTATTTGTTTAAAATCAATGAAAGATATTGGCTATATATTATGAAAAATCTGATTAATGATGGATATGTCGATGGATGTCAAGTAGTGATAGCTTGGAAAAAAGGGATTACTCTATCAGGATTAGAGGATGTAATGATAACGCCTAAAGGAATTGACTATTTATGTGATAACAAAACAATTAAAAGAGCGTATGAATTTGCGAAAGACAATTTGCAGATTTTACCAATTAAATTATAGCTTGATTCAGCATCTGTAGAAATACAGGTGTTTTTATTATGCAAGGATGTGATGTGTATTGAGTGTGATTATTATTTTGGATAGCTAGGAGGATTAGAATGGAGAATGCAGTGCCTAAAAGAATAGGCAGACAGACTCCTACTACTTCCGTAACTATTCCTTATGTAAAAACATATGGCCAACAAGCCATAGAACTTTATGAAAAATCTAAACGTAAGGCCATGGACTGGCAGAAAATGTTAGTTTATGACATTTTATCAATCACTGAAGATGGTCTATGGGTCCATAATAGATTTGGATATGAAATACCTCGTCAGAATGGTAAAGGTGAAGTTATTGCGATCGTTGAGATGTGGAAATTGCAGAATGGCGAAAAGATTATGCATACTGCACACAGAGTCAACACTTCTCACACTGCATGGGAAAGACTATGTGCATTACTTGATGACGCAGGTGTTCAGTACAAGTCTATTAAACAAAAAGGTGCTGAAGAAATTCGCTTGGAAGAAACAGGAGGATATATTGCTTTTCGTACTAGATCCAACACTGGAGGTCTAGGTGAATCATTCGATACCTTGATTGTGGATGAGGCCCAGGAATATACTACAGATCAAAGTTCCGCATTGAAATATACTATTTATTCGTCTGAGAATCCTCAGACGATTTTTTGTGGAACCCCACCAACCGCAGTGTCTGCAGGTACTGTATTTACAGATATGCGTAAACGTGTATTGAGTGGAAAAAGTAAAAATACAGGTTGGGCAGAATGGTCTGTGGAATTTATGACAGATGTTGAAGATGTAGATGCCTGGTACGAAACGAATCCAGCGTTAGGAATCAGAACATCTGAAAGAACAATTGAAGCGGAATTGGAAGATAATGACGATATTGACTTCAATATTCAGCGTTTAGGTTTATGGCTACAGTATAACCAGAAATCTGCGATAACTGAAAATGAGTGGAAAAATTTAAAGGTTGACGCTCTACCTAAGTTTACAGGTAAGTTGTATGTAGGAATAAAGTATGGCCATGATGGCGAAAATGTGGCATTGTCTGTAGCATGTAAGACCACTAACAAAAACATTTTTGTAGAATCTATAGACTGTAGGAAGATCAAAGACGGAAATACTTGGATGATTAATTTTTTGGCCAATGCCGATATAGGTGGTATTGCGATTGATGGAGCAAATGGACAACAGATTTTGGCAGCCGATATGAAGGAAGCTGGCATAAAGAAAAAGCCAGTGTTGCCAACTGTAAAAGATGTTATTGCTTCAAATCAATTGTTCGAACTTGCGATATCAAATAAATCGGTTTGTCATAATGATCAACCTGCATTAACACAATCTGTAACCAATTGCGAAAAAAGAGCGATTGGATCCAGTGGAGGATTTGGATTCAGATCCATTAAAGATGGTGTTGAAGTAGCTTTATTAGAATCTGCAATATTAGCTTACTGGATGTGTTCTAAGAAAAAGGAACAAAAACCACAGAGAATAAGCTACTAGGAGAACATATATTGTTCTCTTTTTTTACGTAACTATACGGAAAAATAGGAGGAAAAAAACATGGATTTTAATCCAATTGAAACACAAGAACAATTTGATGAAGTAATCAGGGAGAGATTAGCACGCGAAAATAAAAAATATGAAGGATGGACGAGCCCTGATAAATTGCAAGAAATTAAAGATGGTTATGAGAAAAATGCTAGCAAAAAATATGAAGGTTATACATCACCTGAAGACTTGCAGACAATGAAGAATAATTATGAATCTCAGCTTGAAATAATTCGTAAAGAAAATACTTCGTTAAAAGCTTCTCAATTACGTTCAAAGGTAGCAAATGAATTTAAACTACCAACAGAAATGGCATCACGTTTACAAGGCACTACTGAGGAAGAACTTAGAACGGATGCAAAAACATTAGCTGAATTAGTGTCAACAAACAAAGCTGTTGTATTGCCATTACACGATGGATCAACAGGTGGAAGTACAAACAAGAATGCAGCTATTAAAGAATTGTTATCGCAATTTAAAGATTAAAAGGAGAAAAAAACAATGGCAACAATTACAAAAAGTACAGGGTTATTCCCATCAAATTTAGTCACAAGCGTATATAGTAAAGCTAAAGGTTTTTCATCACTTGCAGCATTATCACAACAAGAACCTATTCCTTTTGCAGGTAATGATGTAATGGTTTTCTCAATGGACGGAGAAGCTTCTATCGTTGGTGAAGGTGAAAATAAGCCAGCAGGAGATGCATCTTTTACAAAGAAAACTATCACACCTATCAAAATCGTATATCAGCACAGATTAACAGACGAATTCATTAACATGGCTGAAGAAAAACAGCTACCTTATTTGGAACAATTTGTAGATGGCTTTGCTAAAAAGATGGCTCGTGCAGTGGATATCATGGGATTCCAAGGTGTAAATCCTGCAGACGGAGTCGAATCTGCAAAGATTGGTACAAACTGTTTTGCAAAGGCAGTAGAAAGCAAGGTAACTTATGCAGTGGCATCTGCAGATGAAAATTTAGATGATGCAGTTGCATTGATCCAGGAAAAAGACTGTGATGTTACTGGTATCGCAATGGCACCAGCATTCGCATCTGCATTAGGAAAAATTAAAGCTACAGGAACTGGCACATATTTATATCCTGAATTCCGCTTTGGAAATAAACCAGCAAACTTCGGAGGCATGGCAAATAGTGTAAACAATACAGTTGCGTTTAAAAATAGTAAAATTCGTGCAGTCGTTGGTGATTTTACAAATGCATTCAAATGGGGATATGCAGAACAAGTGCCTATGAAGATCATTGAATACGGTGATCCAGATGGACAAGGTGATTTACAAAGAACTAATCAAATCGTATTGCGTGCAGAAACATATGTAGGATTCTGTATCTTAGATCCTGATGCATTCGCATTGATTACAACTGAATCTGCAGTTGCAGCATAGAGGCATTAATGGACTACGCAACAATCGATGATATAAAAGTTCTTTGGAGAAGCATGAGTGAAGAGGAATCTGCGCGAGCAATCGCATTGATTCCTATTGTTTGTGCATCTTTAAGAAATGAAGCAAAAAAGACTGGTAAAAATCTAGATCAAATGGTTTCAGAAGATCCAGATCTATTAATTGTAGCCAAGTCAGTAACTGTAGATGTTGTTGCGAGGACATTAATGACATCTACAGACAAAGAGCCGATGTCTCAATTTTCGGAATCGGCTCTTGGCTATTCTGCTTCCGGTACTTTCTTGGTTCCTGGTGGAGGTCTATTTATTAAACGTTCGGAATTAGATAGATTAGGTATCAAGAATAAGCAGAAAATACGAACAATAGATATGTGTGGTGGCACAAATGATTAAAGGAATTGATGTTGTTCTATATGAAAAAACAAAAGTAGGAGTGGATGCATTTAATGCACCAGTATACGTGGATAAGCCAGTAATGGTAAAAGATGTATTAGTCTGCCCTTCAACATCCCAGGAGATTCTAGATTCAACGAATCTGTATGGTAAAAAAGCAGTCTATACATTGGCCATTCCAAAAGGCGATAATCACAACTGGTCAGATGCAACTATTTCTTTCTTTGGTAAGAAATGGAAATCTTTCGGTATTCCATTGGAAGGTATTGAAGAAATGATTCCTTTGCGTTGGAATAAGAAAGTCATGGTGGAAAGATATGAATGATTTTAAGTTTGAATTGAATTATGAAGGCATTGGCCAATTACTGAAATCTGATGAACTTAAACAGATTTGTGAAGAAAAAGCTAGGTCTGTTTTAGAAGCTTGTGGTGAAGGATATGAATTGGAGACAAAAGTAGGTGCTAAGCGTGTAAGAGCAAAAGTTAAGGCGTCTACACCACACGCGTATTACAGTAATTTGAAGCATAATACATTAATGAAGGCATTAGGAAAATGATTGAAATAGTATTACTAAACTATTTAAAAGAAGTTTTGTCGGTTGATGTGTTTATGGAAATTCCACCAGATACACCAGAAACATATGTTCGTATAGAAAAAACCGGGAGTTCAGAAGAGGAATATATTGAAACTGCTACATTTGCGTTGCAGTCTTATGCGGATTCGATGTATGAGGCTGCATTATTAAATAGAGAAGTTATAGATAAAATGAGAAAAATAATTACACTGGATGAAGTATTTAAGGTCAAATTAAACAGTGATTACAATTTCACTGATCCAAGTACCAAGAAATATCGCTACCAGTGTATTTTTGATATTACATATTAGGAGGAAAAAACATGTCTAGTGTTGAAAATGTTACTGCTGCAAAGCCTAAGATTGGCGGATCAGTACATGTAGGTGCATTAGGTACCGCATTACCTGAAGATGCAGTTTCTGAGTTATCTGAAGCTTTTAACAGCTTAGGGTACATTTCTGAAGATGGCGTGAAAAATGAGAACACTCCAAACACTGAGCAGGTAAAAGCTTGGGGAGGAGATGTCGTTTTAAACGCGCAAACAGAAAAAAAAGATAATCTTTCATGGAAACTGATTGAAGGTTTAAATGTCGCAGTTTTAAAAACTGTTTATGGTGACGAAAATGTCACTGGTGACTTAGAAGCTGGGATTACAGTAAAAGCTGGAACGAGTGAACTTGAAGATAAATCGTATGTTATTGATATGATTTTAAAAGATGGTGTTTTAAAACGTATTGTTATTCCGAGAGGATCTCTAGTAGAAGTTAGTGAAATTACATATAAAGATTCTGAGCCAATCGGATATGAAATTAAAATTGCAGCTTTACCTGACTCTAAAGGATTTACACATTACGAATATATTAAAAAGAAAGGTGCATAGAAATGATTAGTGGGGTTACTAAAAACGGTTTCGCGTTCGAGATCACGGACGAAAGAGCGGACAACATGGAACTTATTGATGCTTTGGCTGATATTGATGATGGGAACCTATTGGCAGTGTCTAAGGTGTTAACTTTATTGTTAGGACCTGAACAAAAGAAAAAAATGTATGATTTTGTTCGAACAGAGGACGGTATTGTTTCTGCACAAACTGTATCAGAAATGATTGTAGAGATCCTGGCCGCAAAAAAAGAAACAAAAAACTAATAGCCCTGGCCAACATGATTTCGAGAGATGAAGATGCGCTAATCTGTGATCTTGCAGAAACGTATCAGATATATAACTATAAGTCGCTACCAGCAAGATTAGTAGCGACTTTATCGGTTGGCTTGAGGGATGATTCTCGAATCAAATTAAAAATGATGGATGAGAAGTTATCATTACGTGATTTTCTGTTGGCATCTATTATGGATCGTCTGAGTTTATTGGTATGGTTCCAATCAAAAGACGGGCAAGAAGGCAATAATCGTCCTGCCATGATGGTGGATGCATTAATGGGAAAAACAAATGATAATGAATCAGATATTGAATCTTTCGGATCTATCGAAGAATTTGAAAGATTAAAAAAAGAATTGGTAGGTGATTAATATGCCGGCTAATGCAGGTACTGCCTATGTGCAGATTGTACCATCTGCCAAAGGTATTAAAGGAAAAATTACGGATGTACTAAAAGGGGAATCACAGACGGCCGGCGAATCATCCGGATCTACAATTGGTTCTGCTTTAGTGTCGAATTTAAAAGGTGTGATTACTGCTGGAGGTATTGGAGCGTTTTTAGGGGCATCACTTACTCAAGGTGGAGCTCTTCAACAATCGCTTGGAGGTGTCGAAACACTCTTTAAAGATAATGCAGATACAGTTAAAAAGTATGCTAGTCAGGCATTTAAAACTGCTGGAGTATCTGCGAATGAGTACATGAATAATGTCACATCATTCTCTGCGTCATTGATCTCAAGCTTAGGTGGGAACACTGCGAAGGCAGCAGATGTGGCCAACATGGCTATGATTGATATGTCAGATAATGTAAACAAAATGGGCTCAGATATGGAATCCGTTCAAAATGCATATCAAGGGTTCGCAAAGCAGAACTACACAATGCTTGATAACTTGAAGCTTGGATATGGCGGCACCAAATCTGAAATGGAGCGATTGCTGCAGGATGCACAGAAATTAACAGGTGTTAAATACGACATCAACAATTTAAGTGATGTATATGAAGCAATTCATGCAATCCAGGAAAATCTAGGTATTACCGGGACTACAGCTAAAGAAGCTTCAACTACATTGACTGGATCTTTTGGAGCAATGAAAGCAGCTGCTAAAGACTTCTTAGGAAATCTTTCAATTGGAGCGGATATCACTGTTCCAATGTCGAACCTAGTTAAAACAACTTCAACATTTATATTCGGCAACTTATTGCCTATGGTTGGAAATATTATTGTAGCTCTGCCACAAGCAGTAGTTACAGGCATTAGTCAAGCTGTTCCAGCATTGATCACCGGATTAGGATCTATGTTAACTCAGATCGGAGTATTTTTTACTACAAGCGTTCCTGGATTAGGCACACAAGTTTCTAGTATGATAGTTCAAGCAGTTAGCACAATCGCATTACAATTACCAGCTTTCATGGAACAAGGAAAGAGTGTGATTGACGGATTGGTATCCGGAATTGTCACAAATTTTCCAATAATCATGGCAGAGATTCAGACAATGGTAACGTCAATGCTTACTTGTCTGTTGGAAAATCTACCTAGTTTTCTAGAAACAGGATTAGAATTGATCTTATATTTAGTTCAAGGAATTGTATCTTGTCTTCCGACAGTAGTAGAAAGTATTTCGAATACTGCAATTTCGATGTTAAATACATTGCTTTCTAAAATGCCGGAATTCCTGGCAAAAGGTATAGAAGTAATTAAAAATATTGCAACAGGTATTTTACAGAGTCTACCAAGTATTATTAGTACGTTGTTAAGCATATTGGTGAACTTAATTAATTTAATTGCATCACATTTACCTGATTTTTTAGGCAAAGGTGTGCAAATCTTGATTATGGTCAGTACTGGTTTATTACAGGCGGTGCCACAATTGCTTGGGGTGATTCCTGGAATACTAGCTCAGGCTGCTGGCGCATTCTTCTCTTATGATTGGTTGTCTATTGGATCCAATATCATTAGTGGTATTGTAGGCGGAATTAGAGCGGCCGGAGGAGCGATTGGAAGTGCTTTGATGAATATTGCGAAGAGTGCTTTTGATTCTGTAAAGTCATTCTTAGGAATTAAATCGCCTTCAAGAAAAGCAAAAAAAGAAATTGGCCTATTTATTCCACAGGGTGCAGCTGCAGGTGTTGAAGAAGATGATAGTCTTATTATCGCTATGCGTAATTTAGGCAAAAGAGCAATGCAAAGTGCAAGAACGTCATTTAATTTTGGTGATATAAGAAACGTGGCTAAATTTAAAGTGGATCCAGACAAAAATACTACAGGTATTCCGCAAGGACCGGTTACAAACTTCTATCAAACAATTAATTCTGCAAAGGAGCTTAGTCCTTACGAAATGGAAATTAGAACACAAGCAATGTTGAAAAGGAGCGTGTGGGCATGAGAAAGGTAATCTATACAAATGCAAATGGTGATAGCATTGAGTTTTCAAAAGCTACAGGAATCCATATTACAGATGATATGGGATTATCTAAAAATAGCATTACACTTTCCGAATCAACAGTTTCTAATCAAATTGGATCATCAATTACCGGTAAGGTTGTAGAACCTAAAGATTTCACGATTACTGGTAAATTCAAAAACGATCCAAACGTTCGTAAGAAAATGTTAGCTGTAATTCTTCCAGGGGTTGCAGCTACATTTCGTTATATTGATGAAGAAGAAGAAATTGATGTATATTGGGATGTCGAGCCAAAGGAAACTCCATACATTAGTTGGGATAGGAACTGGCAAGACTTTCAATTTATGTTGCACGCACCATATCCTTATCCAAAAGAAAAAGAAGCACAATTAATAAGCTTTAATAAACTTGAATCTAATTTTATGTTTCCACAAAGTTACTCAAGCACTGAACCATTTACTATATCAACAAGAACATGGCAGCCGTTATTAACGTTCTCGAACAAAGGAGATCTTCCAACTGGGTTTATTTTACAAATGAAAGCAGAAGCGGAGATCAAGAACCCAAAAATTGTGAATGTTGTTACACAGGACCATTTATCATTTGGAAAGAATCATGATCTTACGATGCAAAATGGAGATATCTTGGAAATAAGCACTTATACAAACCAAAAATATTGTCACTTGGTTCGTGGAGAAGAAGTGATAAATGTATTTTGGATGATGGATTTCGATAGCATTTTCTTCCAATTGGCAGTAGGTGAGAATGTATTAAGATATAGTGCTGATACAAATGAACAAAACTTAATTGTAGAATTGTCGTTTGAAACAGTGAGAGCTGGTGTCTAATGAATTATTTTATTTATGATCGTGAAGGAAAGAAGCAAGCACTGCTTCAAAATGTGACAAGCATCCAATGGAAACCTCGTTATTGTGAAGAAGGAAAAGCAGTAATATATGCGAAAGCTACAACAGATAATTTAAAATATCTAGTTAAATTCAATCGCATCGTCTGTCAGGAACGGAATGAGATCATGTTTATTAAATCTGTTATACCGAAGGAAGATGATGAAACTGTATTAATTATCAGTGGATATATGGATAATTTAGATGATCGAGTTAATATAAACACATTGACTGTTAGAAACGTTGAATCATCGTTATTAAAATGTGTATCTGATAATAAACGTGGATTAGATATTAATGTTGCAGATTCAAAAGGGTTAACAGCTAAAATACCAGATTCCGAAACAACTTGGTTAAGTCTAAGAAAAACAGTTCAAAAGTATTGCTCTTTAGTTGGATATGGCTATCGTGAAATTGTTAAGAATAATGTATTGAATTATTTTGAAATATATTCCGGATCAAGAAGAGATGAAGCTAAATTTTCAGATGATCTAGGAAATGTTTTAGCACAAAGATACGAAGTAGAGTTATCCAAATATAAGAATTTTGCGTATGTTCTAGGTGATGATGACGATGGGAAACGCAGAATGGTTACAGTGGATATGCGTGAAGCTAATGAGCCATTGATGGAAATGTATGTAGATGCAAGAGATTTGCAACGAACATACAAAGATTCAAGTGGAAATGAGCAAACATATTCAGATAGTGAATACAATGAAATGTTAGGCGTTCGTGGAGAAGAAAAATTACTTGAAACCAGGGAAGGCGCGTTTGTCTTCTCTTTTACTTTAAATCCTGAAGATAAATTAATTATCTTAGGAAGAGATTATGATCTTGGTGATATTGTTCCGGTTATTAGTATTAAATATGGTCTACAAGTTTATGCACGTATTACAGGTATAGATTTTGTGGAGGAAGGAAACGAAGACACTAAAATCAATTTAATTCTACAAATAGAATAGGAGGTTAAATATGGCGCAAAAAGCATATCCTTTAGATAATACAAAATATCTATCTGAAGATGTTCGTCTATATCATGTTGGTAGAACTACTGGAATCTTTAATGCGACCGGGGATGATTTGAAAGTATCTGTATCCGGAGGGATGAACATTAAAGTTTCACCTGGCTACGCATTTTTATTCAGTGCTAAAAGTGCGATTGGTGGATTTACTTACGGAAACACTTCCGATGTTACTTTATCGGTTGATATCGCATCATCTACTACACGTTATGACTACATTTCATGCAGATATACAAAAGCTACAAACAATTGTGTTCTAACGTATGTAAGAGGAAACGGAAACAGGCCGACAGCACCAATGCGCAATGAAAATATTTATGAAATTATTTTAGCAATCATCCAGGTACCTGGGAATGCATCCGAAATCACATCTGCACACATCATTGACACACGTTTAAACGAAACATTCTGTGGAATTGTAACAGATGGAACAAACAAGCTTCCAACACAGCCAATGTATGATCAATACAATGCATTACTGGCAGAGCTAGAAAAAGCTTTAGATGGAAACACTGTAGGAAACTTATTGAATCAAATTAAAGCAAATAAAGGTTTGATTGATGGTGTGACTGAACGAGTGACCACAAATGAAGGCAACATCACTACGCATGGAAATTCAATCAATGACAATACGAAAGATATCACAGCAGTGAGCAAACGTGTTAAGAGTATTGAAGATAAGATTCCAAATCTGGAAAGTGCAGATACTAGCCTTTCAAATCGAATCGCAGAGTGTGAAAAGTTTAAGTGGAAAGTTGGCACATCGGCACCAACCACAAGCACATGTCCTAGTGGCTATTTTTATTTCCAGTTAGAAGGATAGGTAGTGAGCTATGGGAAGAAAAGATTGTGGATCTAACACAAATGGAATCCACATGATGGTGGATTATTGGACAGAGCTAGTTGGAAGTTGGCCAAACATCAAGATGCGTTGGCACTATTCCATGTTTATAAAAGAAGATTATGGTCAAAACAGCCTTCAATGGAGTGGGGCTGTTTTTATGTTTCATACAAACAGTCATACATTTAACGTGAATATATCAGGAGTAGTGCAGACTGGAGTTCTTGCAGCAGGTGTTTTAGATCTTCCGTTTGGCAACGGGCCTAGTGTTTATCATACACCTGGATGTAGCACATCGTTTGGTAACTTTTCTGCATCAGGGGTTATTGGCGAATCACAGAGTGTAGGTGGTCCAAGCATGTACGAGTGCGGCAATCCAAGGAACATCAATCCATTCGATGCGGCAATCGATTACAAACTATCAAATGTGCGAAACTACTGGCGAGTGTATCTGTGGTGTGCGATTACTGGAAAGACATGGAACGTCAGTCCAGACAATGGTAATGGATCAATCAAAGTGACCGGATTGAATCCAGAATCATCTTATAAGATAACGACTAAAGTTGTTGATCGTAATGGAACTGTTCAATATACAGGTGGTGTATATGCATCATTTACGACTCCGGCAGATCAGTTGAAGATTGCGTTCAATCAGGGTGGTAGAGTCAAGGTTGCTCGTGTTTATTACAATCACAATGGAACAATCAAAAAGGTTAAAAAAGTCTATAGGAACATCAATGGCAGTGTGAAAAAAGGTGTGAACTATGGATAGAATGGAGGTTTATACATATGGGAATTACAGTGTATAGCGAATCTGAATCATTTAGCAATGTCTGTGTTATTGACAGTGTGACAAGGCAAATCGCAATTCCAGAAGGATGTGACCTATTAGGTGTGCAATACGATAAGAATGCATGCCTGGTACATTTTCAAATGGATCCATGGCCAACAGAATTATTCGATATGACGAACGCTCAAGTTCGAATCATCTATAAGAATGCTGCTGGAGAGTTTGGATCCTACTTAGTCACGAATAAATTTATCACAAACGGAATCTGCAGCTTTGCCTGGGAAGTTGACGCGAATGCCTTAAAAGAAAAAGGAAACGTTGAATTCTGGGTGTGCGCAGAAATGCTAGATGGTAGCACAGTTAAACGTGAATGGCATACATTGAAAGCTATCGGCAATGTGGCCGAAGGCTTATTGCACGTGACTGGATCAGTGGCCACAGAGTCAAAAGACGAAGTCATGCAGCTATTAGCGTACGCCAAACAAGTGTCGGATGATGCGGTTCAACAAATCAATTCGACAAAGACAAGCACACTGTCTGAGATCCAAAAAAATTCAGACAGCGCTTTGAGCTCAATCGCATCCAAACACACAAATGCGATTGATGATATTGAAAACACAAAATCAGCCGCAGTGGTTACAATCAACAATTTGATTGATACTTTAGGCTTGAGTGTTAAAGGAGGAAAAGTATGTCAGAGAATTCGAGTGAAGTAGCTTTATCAGCATCTGCAGAAACATATGTAGAAAAGTTTCTGGCCACAGATGAACAATTGACAAGAGTTGCGAATGCGCTTGAGAAGATGGTACCTGGATATGAGAAATACAGTGCCGACTATTTTAATGCAATGTTTATTCCGCAGCGAACAAGAAAAATCTATGGAACAAAAGTGTGGAAGTTCGCATCGAATCCAACGAGCGCGTGCGAAAAGACTCGAGACAATGTTGGATTGGTCTGCCAGCCTAGTACAGATACTGTAGAAGGTACAGATGACTATAATAACATTCCTTTGTTCAAGTGGTATGAATGCAACTATAAGCGATACGATGATGGTTTTGCATATCCGGTCGCAATGCTAGGAGATGGAGCATACCAGGAAACCGGAGCGGTTGACTGCGGTGCTCTGCAAATGACTTTTTATTACAAACAAATCGAAACAGAGAATTATACAGAATGGTTGATCTCTGACTCGCCAAATCACGCTTTAGGATTAAAACCTTGGTTTGCGGCTGTTCGCGCAGATGGTACAGTAATGCCTTATTTCATTTATTCCAGATATCACAGTGTAACTGCAAGTGATGGAAAATTGAGATCTCAACCAGGGAAAGTAGCTATCAACCAAAGTCACGATAACATCATTGTGAATTATCAGAAAAAAGGTGCGGGTTTCTGGGGTGCCGGAATCGATAGACAATCATTCGGAATCATTATGTTGATGATTAAGTATGCAACTAAGAGCTCACAGACAATCTTCTCAGGAAATACAAACTATTCTATGCAGACGAAATCCAGTGTGGAGCGTTCTACAAAAGCTACGTATTTCCCAATTCCTAAAAGTGAAAAAACATCATGGCAGATTGGATCTAGTGTAATAGTCGGATATGGACGAGATAAAGGCGATGGCTCTGTCGATTTGGACAGAGGAAATTCAACGATGTATAAATACGCATATGCGGCCAAGATTCTAAGAATCGATGATTTAGATACAGATAACTGCGCGGTATATCTAGATTGTGATCCTTTCGATACAACTCCAGTCACTGGAGGAAGTGCTACACAATACATCTACATGTCTTCATGGCACTACGATAGCGGATGCACAGACGTAGTCATCGGCCATCACGATGGATCTCCAACATCGAACACAGATGGAAAACATCCATACAGAATCCAAGGACTAGAATTCAACGTTGGTGGATGGACGATTCCAGGCGATACAGTCATGATTTTCAATGCAGATTATTCGAAAGATGTATATCGCGCACCTAGAGGCGTTGCACATTCGTCATCTGAAGCGACAATCAAGAATACTTATACGAAGATTGGAACGATTCCTGCCAAGGCAGATGGTTCGGACTCGTGGATTGGAGATATCTCGATCGTGGATGGCGCATGGTTCCCATCTGCATTTGGATCAGGAGGTGGCCAGGGTGTAGGTGACTATCTATATGCCGGAGGACAATCAACAAGCGGAACACGAGAATATCTTACGGGCGGTAACCTCGGGAATGGCTCGTCTGCCGGCCTTTGTTGCTTGTATTGCAGGCTCTCCCTCGGCGATGCCTGGTGGAACTGCTTGTCGCTCGATTGATTGTTCAATCGGGGGTTGCAAGGGGGCATCCCCCTTGCATTATTAGCTAATAATTAAATA